CAGGGGTTTACTGGTTTCCTCGCCAACAATAACCAGTATTACTTTTAATATCAAATGCCCCGAATACTATACATCATTCGGGGCAACTACATTACGGGTGGGAGGCATGGTGTCTTGTCAGTTTCATAAGCTGACAAAGGTCGGTTCAATTCCGACACCCGTACCCACACGCACCGATAGCTCAGTTGGCAGAGCATCTGACTTGTAAACAGATGGTCAAGGGTTCGAATCCTTTTCGGTGCTCCAATCCCTAACAAGGGGTGTCGCTACCTTAGGAATGTTCATCGGGTAAACATTCCACAGACTGTCCGGCGGTCTGAATAAAAGCCGGAGATTATTAAGGGCGGTCTACTTTCGAGTAGGCCGCTCTATCCAATCTCAAAGGAGGTGGAACGCTTGTCAGATTTAGGCAGGTTCACAATAGGCACTGATCCGTATGCAAATCAAAAGCTAGACATTGCTCCTAAGGAGTTGATAGATGCCTCTGTCAAGACTATGGACGCGGCCCATTTATTTGCGGACAGAATCACAAAGAGGTCCATAGGCCATGTTGACTATTCATGGGATTATCTGAAGCACGTTTTTAGGCGGTTAGTGACAGGCGATTCTACAACGGACGAGATAAGTCGAGAACTAATAGAACGGCTTGAAGATTATAACGACGAAAACACAAAGAGGCTCAAGGTTGACGAGCTTAATATTTTGTCTGGAAACAAATCCATAGCGGCTGCATATAGAGCAGCTATTGCACTAGAAAAAGAATTGTGCAAAGACAAGATATGTGAAGATTATATCTCTATGATTTTGATATTATCTGAATATTGTGTTTATAAGCACTTGTACGATCTTCAGAAACATACAGGTTACGCTTTCCCCGTTGATGGATATAAGAGCGTTGTTGCGTCGGTCAATCGTGCATATGAATATCATGTGAGTTTTGTTGAGAATTATGTAGATCAGCTTTTTGGTGAGATAGATTTAATTGTTAGCGAAGCTGGGTACACGTTGAATGGTTTTGCGGTTGGCAAGCCGGATATTGAAGAAGCCATTAACTATATGGGTTATTCGATTACAAGGCTTTATCACACAGAAACGACCGATCTTAACAATGAGGCTCAATCTGATGTTGCTGAAACGGTAAATATTAAATATTACAAGTACATTACCGAACGTGACAGCAAGGTTTGTGAACTTTGTAGAGCCTTAGAGGGTAAAGAGTTCAGGTATATTGATCGAGAGGTCGGCAAGAACTTTCCACCAATACACCCTAATTGCCGTTGTCAACATGCTTTCATATTAAAAGCTGTTTCGATAGAACATATAAGAAAAATGACAGAAATAGACAACAGGCTATATAATATCGTGCCTGACAGCATGGATTTTGCAGAATGGCTTTATGCCTGGGGCGTAGAGGTCGAGTTTGACGGGTGGTTCACATGATCTGCCCGTACATCAGGAATACTAAGCGAATAATGCTAGAGCCTGATGGTGTTGATCTTATGACAGAGTTTGTGCATGAAGAGTTTGGAGAGTGCAAGGGTACAGAGTGCATGGCTTATGACGCAGGTAAAGAAAAAGAGCCTAAATGCAGGTTAATGGAAAAACACAAAGCTAATACGAGCGATCTCACATGAGGTCGCTTTTATTATATCAAAAACTACTCTGAGGCAGAGATTAAACGCCTATTCGCAAATACGTGGACTGGCACGACAAAAAGGAAAGCGAAAGAAAGGAACTAAGGTTATGGAGTGGCTAAAAGAGATTTTAAAAAAGTTGGAAGGTGCAGACAGTCTTTATGACGACATCACGAAAGGCATAGGAAAGAGTTTTGTTGCTCGAAGTGATTTTAACGAAAAACTGAGCGATCTTAAAGCGGCCAATACAAGAATTGGCGAGCTTGAGAACGCCGCCGGCGGCTCTGAGAATTACAAAGAGAAGTACGAAACACTTAACGCACAATATGAGGCTGATAAGAAATCATTTGCTGATCAGCTCGCAGGTGCTAAACGTGATTATGCTCTTGAGTCGAAAATCGCTAAGTCCGGGGTTAAAAATGTCAAAGCATTTAAGGCGTTGCTTGATATGGAGAAGATAACCATTGATGGTGACGAAATTAAAGGCTACGACGAGCAAGAAGCGGCGATTAAAAAGTCTGACCCGTATTTGTTTGACAAAGTTACCAACAAGCAGGGAATACCGCCGGTTATCGGTGATCCTGACAAAGAAGATCAATCTTTTGGCGCACGCATGGCCCAAGAATCCGCGAAAGCTAAAAACGAAAGCAAAGAGAGTTTCCTTAGTGCGCTAGGCATTACGGGAAACAAGTAAAGGAGAAATTATCATGGCTGAATTTTATAACTCACCTACAGACATTCGCTACACCGCTGCTGTTGGTACATGGCTCGCAGTCGCCGGTACTCTTGACGATACAGGCGTTGTTGCAGGTACAGATGGCAGGAAGATTGTTCCTGCTGGCACATCAGTAAAGCCTAAAACATCAGGCAAGACAATTGTTGGCGATTATGACGCGGCAATCATCACTCTTGATGAAACAGCGCCAGCTGCGGGCGACGCTACTCATGAAGATGCAGAGTGCTTGACAGTGCATGAATACGATGTCACAAACGGCCCAGTTACAGCGACATTCTTTGTTTATGCAGTAGTAAACGAGGACCTAATCACAATTGATGCAGCGGCTAAAACAGCTCTCGAAGCTAAGGGTTTCAGATTCCGTTCAAACGGTTAATCGAAAAACTATTAGCAACATATTGGAGGTATTTTCATGAACTTTAAGGAATTGCTCTCAGCTCAGAATATTACAGACTTTTACAAGGGCACCGCGCGCGACGTTGCAAATCACCCTCTGCTCAAGCTGTTTCCAGCCAAAAAGCAGATTGGCCTTACAATGAGCCATATCGTCGGTGCAGACAACAAGCCAGCAATGCTGCGCGCGTCTAACTTTGACGCTATGCCCCCGATCCGCGCACGTGGCGGTTTCGACATCGAAACTCAGCGCTTGCCATTTTTCCGCGAGGAAATGCCGCTCAATGAGCAGCTCAGACAGGACTTGCTGACATACAGTGCTGCCGGTAACGAGTATATCAAGGCCGCTATAGCTGAAATCTACGACGACAGAGCTAATCTGATCGACGGTGCTACAGCTACAAGAATCCGTATGATCGGTCAGCTTCTGTCAACCGGTTCTATTTCGTTCTCTAACCAGGGCGTTACAGTTGCCGCTGATTACGGATTTGATTCTACTACACAAGCTACTGACATCACTTCTACTCTACAGTGGAGGAATCCGTCAACAGCTAAGCCTATCTCTGATCTGCTCGATGCTAAGGCTGATGGCAAGCTCGGTACATGTGTTGCTGCCATGACACAGGCTACATGGCTACAGCTTATTGCTGCTGCTGAAACAAAGGCCGCTGTCTATTCAGGCACAGTCACAATCGTTCGTGAAGTTGATGTCAAGAACTACCTCGGCACTTTCGGCATCAACATTCTAATCGTTGACAATGTTATCGAGCAGAACACATACCTTGACCTTGACACAGGCACAGAGGGTACATATTTCCCTGACAGCGTTGTTGCCATGTTCCCTGCTCAGCAGCTTGGCGATATGCGTTTCGGCACAACTCCTGAGGAAGCTGACCTGCGTGCAGGTATCAGCACTGTTGAGGCTATTCAGGTAGTCGATACAGGCGTTGCGGTTGTATCTCACGTAAAGGCCGGTCCTCCGGTTGAGATCAGCACAGTCGTATCTATGGTTGCTCTGCCTAATTTCCCTCTGGCAAAGAAGCTACAGGTTCTTAACGTAAATGCAGGTGCAGGTACCTAATTTTACCGAATAGTTGAAAGGAGGCGAAGGCATGTTAGTGCGCTTTGCTAAGAAAATTAAAACTGCGGACGGCACGTTCTGTGGGGATATGCACGTTGCGGACGAACTAGCAATTGCTTTCGTCAAGCAGGGTCGAGCTGTATCGCTTGATCCTGCTTATTCCTTTAACGGTGATGGTGACTTAATTCTAGCTCCCGAACATGCTGAAGCCCGTCAGTACACAGAAAAAGAAATTTGTAGTATGAAGCTGTACGAACTGCGGGCTTTGGCTAAGGAGCGGGGCATAACTGCTTCTGCAAATATTGGCAAGGCATTGCTGATAACTAAGCTGTTAGGGGAGGATTGAACATGGCAATTACGGTAGATGGTTTGCGATCAAGACTTGGACTAACTGCTGAGAGTGATCAGCTGCTAGAAACCGTTATAAGCGACACTCTAGGCACCATTCGTGTATTGACCGGTGTAAAAAGATTCCCTGAGGACTTGGACGGGTTCTTGTACGGTGCTTGTACTGATGTTTACAGGTCTGTGGGTTATGGTTCTACCATCGCTCCTGCACCGGTAGCATCTGTTAAGGACAAGGACCAGACAGTACAGTTTGCCAATCCAAAGGGCAGCATGTCGGCGGTCAGTGTGAGCGACATTTTATCAACTAACCATAAAGGTTTGTTGAGAAGAATACGGAAAGTCAGGTGGTAGTTTATGAAACTGCCAAACAAAATCATAGAGGCATTTAAGGCGGCCCAAACAAGCGTGTTTGGCGACGAAACGGTATCTATCCATGTTCAGACTGAACAGGTTGATCCTAGGGGCGTTAAGACCGTTGTGCCTGCCGTTAATGCGACTGTGACTTATACGGACTGTAATGTTGTTGATACTTTCGACGAGGCAGATATAGCCGCCTGGGGGCTGAAGAATGGTAAGGACATTAGGGTAAGCCGGTCCGATGTGATTTCGTACAAAATCGGTGATTTTATTAAGTACAATTCGGACTTTTACCGGATTAAGCAGAAAGCCGGTAGTGATCTGTATGAGGCGGTGTTTGCTGAATTATGGTTAAGGTAAAAATGTCTATCAATGGCGGTTTTAACAGGGTTAATCGGCGGCTCAAGTCAACTATACATTCAGCAGAACAAGCTACTTATTTTGTGGCAGGTAAGTTGACCAACCTAATCTACGATCTTGCGAAGGAATACGCGGCTATCAATCATGGTGACATGGTAAATGGCATTGTTAAAAACGCAAAGATTACAGAGAACGGTTTCGAGGCAATAGTTGAGGCGGGAAATGGTTTGATCTATGTCGAGTACGGCACAGGTTTAAAGGCTATGGAGCCATCGGCCAACGGACTGCCTAAAAATCCTGTTGATATTGCTCATGTGCCTAAAGGTCAGTGGTATATACCGCTTGACATTCTATCAGGTCAGCAAATATCAGACCTAAGGGATAAGTACCATATGATGATCTGGAAAACTGAAGAAGGTAAAGAGTTTTTCATATGTCATGGTCAAGCCCCTCAGCCTTTTATGTACCCTGCTGCCTTACATGGCGCAGAAGCGCTGAAAGATCAAGCAAAAAGTTGGTTTGCTTTTGCTTTTGCTAAAACATTTAACTAATAAAGGTGGTGTTGTTCTTTGCATGACCCCGTTCCCGATATATTGACCAAACTAAGTTCAATATCTGGCTTATCTCTCTCAGAGGGTATGCCGGATTTTTTTATTAGCGGCGATTCAGAACAAATGGACTGGACCACCAATAAGGCTATTGGTTGGCTTGATGTTCAGGAGAATAGGCCTGAGCATATCTTGAGGTCACAGACTACCTTTGGTATGGCAACGACTGAAAAGATAAGCAAGATAATCATTAGTTTTACTTACTATGCAAGCAACGGCCTTGACATCGTAACTGTATCAGATGCGATAGATCAAGGAATGGTAGAGCTTGGATATAAAAGAACATATTTCAACTCAGGAAAAGAAGCGTTAGGACAAACACAAGCCTTTAATCGTGCACGTTCGCGATATGAGGCTTTATTTGATCTGCACGCTTGATTTTCTAAGACTTTAAGGAGGTCATATTATGCCTATTGGCACAGCAGTAATCTCAACAGGATTTAAACTCAGTCATGGCGTTACCCCTACTGAAATCCCTGACATCATGGAATACCCTGATTTGATCGGGGAGCCATCGTGGGAAGAAACAACTACTATGGGCGACACAAGGCGAACATACACAGCAGGGCTTGAGGGCGAGGAATCTTTAGCATTTACGTGTTTGTTTACCGGCATGAGTGCAACAAGCAACTGGGGCATTTTGAGCGGCTTGCAATCAGCTGGTACACCTACAGCTTTCACAGCTCAACTGTCTACGGGCGATAAATTCACATTTAGCGCAACAGTTAGACTGGGTAAGCCTGGCAACAGCCCTGGTAGCGTTGAAACGTTTATGGCTTATCTTGCACCGACAACAGCCATTACACCCGTTCCTAAGACGACCTAAGTAAATTCACGAGAAATGTTAAAGGGCAGGGCCTTGAGTGGCTCTGCCTATTTTCTTGAGAAAATCTAATTATAAGTGAGGTTGAATATGAATTATTACACACTAAAAACTAAGAGTGGTAGAGAGATAAAACTTAGGCTTGATGCGAAATCATCTACAGAGCTTGTTAAAGAGCTAGGTTGCGGTATTATGACCGCTTTTCAGAGCATCTATGAAAATCCAACAGGCTTTACAAGTCAGTTGATATGGGCCTCCGCTCAGAAGTTTAATCATAAGTTTAGTAAACAAGATGCTTATGAATTAGTTGACGAACTAGCAGACGACGGATACAGCATTGAAAAATATGCCGCCCTTGCTGCTGAGATTTTAGGTGTTTCCGGTTTTTTCGACCAAGCGACGGTGGAATCATTCCGCGAGGAATTGATAGAGGAATAAACGACGAACAGAACGACGAACATGATTCAGAACAATTTAATTGTGATGATGAAAATGAGTTATTCGACAAGTTATATCCTTTTGCGATCAGAGCCGGTGTTAAGCCCATCGAATATTGGGATATGACATACGGCGAGATCATGGATTCCATTGAGCAAGACTGGTACTTCAAATACATTCACACAGAAGAAGAACGGTACAAATTAGAATCGGTTCTCTCATACATTGGCATGGCAATACATCAAATTCCCATAAACGTAAATACGGCAATTATGGGTAAGACTGCTAATTATCCAAAGATCACAGACTATATGCCTGAGAGGGTTAAAGATCAGTTAGCACGTGAGCAAGAGCTTCAGAAGAAACGTTCTGCTGATCTCAGGTTCTTATCGTGGGCTGACCGTATCAATAAAAAATTCAAAGTCAAAGAATCTGAGGCGCTAGATAGCATAAACAGCAAGATATCGCAGATAGGCAATAACAATAATTAGAGGAGTGGTGACGCATGGCTATTGAAGTCGAAAAACTGCACATTAGTCTGACAGCTTCAACGAGCGATTACAGAAAGAATATCGAAGATGCTATGTCGGTAACTGATGCGCTTGTGAACAAGGTTAAGATGGCCATGCGAAGCCTAAATCAAGTTACTGGCAAGATCGGCATGAATGTTGATACGAGCGGAGCAACACAATCTCTTGATGAACTGGCGCGTAAACTTGATGAAACACATGCAAAAATCGTTGAAAAGTCGAGAGAGATTGAGCAAGCAAAAAAGGCAATGAGTGGAACTTTTAAGCACTTTGGTGTTGACAGTGCAAATGCTCAGCCGGGGTTGCAATATATTGATCAACTGCAAAAAGAGTACGACGAACTCTATCAGCAAGCCAACAAGTATGCAGATGCAATGGAGCGTGTTTCAAAAAACGAACCGACCAAAGAAGAAAAAGCCGGCATGTCTGCGTTATCCAAAGAAATGGATACGCTACTACAAAAGCTAACCGCTTTTAATGAAAAACTAACCACAGGCAAAGCAACGATAAAGGAAATGGTAACAGATGCCAAAGAGTTATCTAAACAGTTTGGCTCTGCTGCATCTGCCGCTCAAACTCTTTCTAAGGCAAAGGTAAGCACAAAGGCATTAGCTCAAACAGATAGCGCGCCTAAAGCTGCTGCTGTAACCAAGATTGAGCCTGTAAAGCAAAAGCACGTTTCCATGATCGACCGCGCTCGCAAGGCTATGGATAAACTTGCTCATAGCTCAAAAAAGGCAAGCAGCTCATTTCATGGCGAGAGTTTTGTAAAGAAACTGAAAAACTTTACTAAGTCGATGATAATATTCCGCGGCATCTTTTATGTCATGTCTAAGTTGGGCGAGGCAATGCAAGCGGCGGCGAATCATTCAGAAAAAACAATGAGCGCATTAAACAGCGCTAAGAGTGCATCAACCAATTTGGTAAACTCTTTTGCTGTAATTCTACTGCCAGTCTTAAAGGCTATCGCTCCTATGCTCGAATCTATAAGTCGAAAAATTGTTGATGTAGCTAACGTTGTCGCTCAGCTTTTTGCGGCACTGTTTAATCAAAAAACATATCAAAAAGCTATATATTCATCTGAACAATGGGGCGATACAACAGCCGGTGCAATGGATAAAGTGGCTAAAGCTCAGAAGTCGATCATGGGATTTGATGAACTAAATATATTACAAAAGCCTCAGTCAAGTTCTGGTGGTTCAGACGTTCCATTGGCCGGTGGAGGATTAACCGAAGAAGTTAAGGTAGACAATAAGTATTTTAAAGCAACAAAGGGTATTAAAGATTTTATTGAAGATATTAAAAAAGGTGTAAAAAAAATTGCTGACATTTACATGCAGCGAATACACCCTCATGTTTTAAAACTAAAAGAACCATTAGAGAAAGTTGCTGGCATCATTGGTGAAACTATTGTTGGTGCTATGGAATATCTTGGTGATTTTCTCGATAACGGCGGTTCTGATGGGTTAAATGATCTAATATCTGCTTTTGGTGGTCTTTTTACACTTATCGGAAATGTTGGAAGTGCTATTAGCGATCTTGATGAGTGGTTGGATAAACACGGTGTAAATATCGGACTTAGTGCTGAAGATATGGGTAAAAAGTTCGGTGCACTTGCAGGTGCAATTAACGATGTCATTGAAGGAATAAACAAACTGTTTGAAAAAACACCTGGCGGTGGTGCTCAGGCGAGCAAGGGTTTATCTCATCTGTTTGGCATTGATACAGTTATGCAATACATGAGCGATCTACAAGAAGCACGAAGCCCATTAGAGTCAATGGAAGTTTGGTCAAAATCATTAAAAGATATGGGTAATTGGGGTGCTCTGTTTGGAACAATATTAACGCTTAAACTTTTTGTTGATGGTGTAATTATTGCTCTGGAAAAAGTAGTAGGTGTTGCAGGCAAGCTAAGAGAAAAATTTGAAACAGAAATGGGCTATATCGGACTGTTTTGGAAAACGCTTGGACAATTGATTAATCAAGTTTGGGAAGATACTAAAGAATGGTTTAGGCAAAAAATGGACAACATGAACCAAAAGGCTTCAAGCACCGTTGAAAGCATTAAGCGATTTTTCACAGGAATTCCATCATGGTTTAGCGGTAAGTTTGAAGAAGCTAAAAACAATGTTGCCTTACATTTTGACAGAATGAAAAACAGGGCGTCTGCCACAGTAACTAATATCAAGGCTTATTTCAGTTCTATTCCTAATTGGTTTGGTGACAGGTTTAATGCTGCCAGAGCACAAGTCGAACTTCAATTCGGCGAAATGAAGAACAAAGCCTATATTGCTTGGCTTAATATTCAGAAAGCATTTTCGGGTGTTCCAGATTGGTTTGGTGACAGGTTTAATGCTGCCAGAGCACAAGTCGAACTTCAATTCGGCGAAATGAAGAACAAAGCCTATATTGCTTGGCTTAATATTCAGAAAGCATTTTCGGGTGTTCCAGATTGGTTTGGAAGTAAATTTGAAGCTGCAAGAGATCGGATAAAAACATCGTTTGACTCTTTAGGTGACAAGCTAAAAGCACCGTTGAATGCAGCTATCCAAGTCTTTAATAACTTCATAAATCGATTAAACAAACTAAATATAACATTGCCTTCTATTATGGGCGGCGGCAAGATCGGGTTTAGCATACCGAACATTACACCGCTTGCCACAGGTACAGTTGTTCAGCCTAACAAGCCGTTTCTTGCGGCACTGGGCGACAATAAGCGTGAGCCTGAGATTGTATCTCCATTGTCTACCATGAAACAGGCAATAAGAGAGGTTCAGAACGAGCGCGGCGGCTCTAATTCCAATCAAGACATTTCAATAGCTGTTTATGTCGGCAATGACAAACTGGTTGACCGTACTATTAAGGGCGCTAATGAGCGAGCCTTGCAGTCCGGGAAGCTAATTCTCAACGTATAACTAAGGAGGGCTTATATTGGCTACAGGCACAGTTTTAGAGATCAATGGTGTACCGATAAAAGATCCCTCAGCCTATGGTTGGGAGTGGTACGACCTGTCCAGTGAAGATGTAGCGGGTAGGTCGGAATCTGGGCTTAATAATAAGGACATTGTAGCCCAAAAAGTAAAACTAACTCTGCAATGGGATTTTCTAACATTTGCAGAAGCATCAGCAATATTGACAGCGAGTGTGGGGGGCAACTTAAATGCCCCTCAACCTTATTTGTCGGTTAAATACTTTGACATGGCGCGCAATGCCTGGCGAACAATGACAGCTACGGTAGGCGACAGGACAGCCCCTATGTATAACTTTACATTAGGAAAGGTTGAGAATGTCGCTTTTAATTTGATTGAGAGGTAAATGATATATGTACCCTGTGAGCGAAGCATACAAGAACTGGATATACAACAATGATTCACCTGAGGGCAGAGTTTTTGACATATCTGGTTATATAGATGCTCCATTTGGCAGGGTTGACATTGATCCTGCTGATTTGGTAGCCGGTTCGGTCAAGCTCGAAGATGCAACAATATCAAGTGACAGTTTAGAGGTTGGCTCGGTGTTTTCCGCCGGGCTTTCCTTTTCTGTTTATAACAACAAGTCTGAATATTCAGACATTTCATTCAATGGTTGTGAAGCGTCTTTTTCCGTTGGTTATAAACTGGAATCCGGCGTATTTGAATGGGTTCCGCTGGGGCAATTTATTATTATAGAATCCAGTGTACCTGCAAACACTATCAGTTTTAGAGCGCTTGATAAGATGATCTTGCTCTCTAGTATTAAATGGGCGGATATAAATGTTATGTTCCCTGCAACTGTCAGGGAGATTGCTAATGCCTGTTTTAGCGCAGCAGCATTACCACCATTACCGGCAGATAGTTTTCTCCATGATGATTATGTGGTTGATGCCGCATTTACTGATGATAATTTTACTGCTAGAGATATTGTGTCTTATTGTGCTCAGATAGCCGGTTGTTATGCGAAAATTGACAGGAACGGTACACCTAAATTTGGTTGGTATGGCGATATTAGAACGCCTGTATATTATAGTCTAAATGCTAATAGCGACGAGATAACCGGTCTATGCATAGAAGATGGCGCTCTCAAAGTATTGTCCGGCGGTTATGAAGAACAGGACGAATCGTTTTATTCTGTTGGCCTTGATGATCGTATTGATTTTAGGGTTTCCGGCTCGACCATATATGTTACCGGCATTTTGTATGAGCATGGTGAGGAAAGTCGTCTGTACGGTCGTCGTGAATATCTTATTGTGCTTGAGGATAATCCTTTAGTACAAGAGAACATGGACGCTGTAATGTCGGCCATCTATGAAAAGATAGGCCGATTTGCCTATATCCCTTATGAATCTAAAATATTCGGTGATCCTGCAAGAGAAGCGGGGGATTTAGTCACTATTCTACATAAAGACGGTACCGAATATCACACAATCATAACCAATATTAGTTATACATTTAGAGGCGAATCGTCTATTGAGGCGAGGGGTGCATCTAATACCGTCAACAACATTCAAGGTTACTCTGTTAAAAAAATAAGTAGTGCTCTAAAAGAGATCAAGCAAGCTGACTATGATTTTACCGATATGGAAAAAGCTATTAACAGCTCAACCAATCTAATAGCAAATATGCTAGGTGGATATGCTATCCAGGGTGAAGATGCTTTTTATGTCGCTGACAATATCGACCTTGCCCTTGCTGAGAAGGTATGGAAATGGGGCATAGGTGGCTTTGGTTATTCAGAAAACGGCGTTGATGGCCCATACGCAACAAGCGTAACTGCTGAGGGTACGATTATCGCTAAACTGATTCAAGCAGGGTTAGTGACCGCTGACGACATCAAAACTGGCAACCTGATTATTGGTGGTTCTGATGGCGTGAACAGCCTCAAAGTTATAAATCCGGTTGATGATAGCGTAATCGTTGAGATTGACGAAAGTGGTATCAATGTAGATGGAACGGTAGGTGCTACTGGTTTTACTGGTTTGTATGGTTCCTATGGCGTTTCAGCAAGGTTTGATCTTGTTCCATATCAACCTGGGTTCTTGGTTCAGTTGGCAGGGCTATATACAGACGAGTATGATCCTGCCCTTTTTTCTGCATATCACATAAGGGGAAGTTACGCCACAAACGGAACAACATATTGGAATACCGACGCGTCAAGTTTGAATATATTTGACAGTAAGATTGTTTTAAGCCCTAGCAGAATAGATTTTGCTTTGCCCGCTTATACTAGCGGCGGTGCTCTTGTTACCTCTGGTGCAAAATACAAAGAAAACATCAAGCCAATAAAATCTAAAACTATTAAAAACACCAAGCAAGTTAAAAATAAAGAGCAAGAAAACATTTTTGAAGAACAATCTGCTGATGGTGTTTTTACAGAAGATTTTATAGACCTGCTTGATCGCATTGCCGATAACGAATGTATTTTTAATTACAAGCCCATAAATGAAAGTGGAGAGATTCAATCTGAGTTGGTTCAGTTAGGCGTTATAGCCGAGGGATTGTCTGATCATAAAGCATATCAATATATAGGCGTAAAAAACCTTGAGCCCGATGGTAGTTACGAGCATGCATTAAAGGTTATGCCTATTGCCATGCTTTCTATTGTTGGTTACGGACATTTGAGGGATAAAAACAAAGCTCAAGAACAAAAGATAAACGACCTAGAGGCTCGCATAGCCCGTCTGGAAAAACTCATAGGAGGTATTAAGTAATGCCAATAGGTAGAATACAGTTAAAACACGGACTAGAAAGCTCAGCAGATTTTAATACAATGTTGCAAGCTGAGGCGTACTATGCTACAGATACCGAAAGGTTAATGATTGCTAACGGCGATGGCACTGGTTTAATTTTGCCTAGCAAAAACGAGATCGACACTAAGATAGGCGATCTTACTTCTCTCACAACAACAGAAAAGGGCAGTATTGTTGGAGCGGTTAATGAAATCGACAATAATCTTAATTTGGTTCAGTCCGGCGGTTTAGACGGTGCATTTGCCGCAATGCCATTTGTCGGATCTGCACCGATCGTTGAGAGTGGGGCAATCGGGAACGATAAATGGACAAAATGGGCTGATGGTACGATGGTTTATGAATACAATTCAACGGCATACCAAACCGTAAATGCCGGAGCAATTGCTTCTAATTCGCGGCCATTCCCTGTTCCGTTTGCACTAACCCCAACCGGAATAGTTTCGCCAAAATACGATACAACTGCCGGATTTTTAGTTGGAACAGTAAGAAATGTAAGTGTTACTGGTATTTGGTTTACAATTTATAACGGTGCTTCGGTTAACCTGAGTATTGGTTTGCAACTTTTTGTTATAGGCAGGTGGAAATAAATTAAGTGCAATAAAATTATCCTTGCATTTGTAGATGAACTGAAAGTCGAAGCTAAATAATAACGATATGAGGCAGCAACCGTTCTGTATCCCTCAGGCAGTGTGAATAATACAGTGCCGTTAGTAATTGTGCCATTACCAATTCTGCCCTGAAGCTCAATATTACCAAATTGATTTTTTCTGTATTGTGCAGGAATGGAAATCGTCCAACCGTTTTGAAGTGTTAAATCCTTCCATCCTTCTTGCGATTTATCAGCTTTATTCAGTTGAACCAAATTAAGATTAGACACGTAACTTTTGATACGTGTCTTTTTATATTACAAGCAAATAAAAGAAACACAACAACTGAATATATCAACACAAAATTTTACATCAGGGGTTGATAGCATATGCCAACTACAGAAGAACGTATTTTAGAGAAACTTGATCAGATAGTCGAGCGTACAACAAGACTAGAGGAACGAGTAACAGGCCTATCGGACAGGATCGACAAGTACAACAACGTTACGGGCCGCATGGCTGAGATTGAAACAGAAGTTAGGTTGCAAAGGCAAGCGTGTAAATCGGTTCAAGATCAAAAAAAAACACAGGCTATTCCGACAGGCAATCTTAAAGCCTCAATAATTGGTGGCATTGCAGTTGGCGTAATCATGATTATTGTAAATCTGGTTGTCAACGTTTTGTAACAATCTGGATAATCAAAACAATTCCACAAAAGAAACACAAAACTGCATATATAGCTCAACACGAAAGGGGTTAGACATGGATTTCAATGAAATTTTGTCAATCGTTATTACTTGCGTCATTGTTCCGCTTCTGACATGGGGTGTGAGCAAGATTACCGCCTTAGCAGATGCAAAGATCGAGCAAGTTAAATCGGTGACAGCACAGAAGATTTTATATGATGCCAAGTACGAACTGTCTGAAGCTGTACTAAAAGCAGTTACAGAGGTTCAAGAAACATATGTAAAGGCACTAAAAGACAAGGCGGCATTTACACCGGAAAAACAAAAAGAGGCTTTTGAACAGGCGGCTAAAAAGACAAAAGAGATTATGTCTGATGCCGCTTTTATTGTGCTCAAAAATGCCGCTGTAGATGTTGAAGCTCGTATTAAGAGCGAGATCGAATACAGCCTATCACAGATCAAAATAGGAGGTTGATTATAATGTCAATTAGAGTAGTTTTTGATATTGGTCATGGCGCAGATACATGGCCTCCGTCCAAAGGCGTATATCTTGAAAATGGCGGTAGTTTCGCAGAGCATGAGTTTAATTATAAGGTTGCTATGGCGGCTAAGGCTCTTGCTGAGTTTAACGGTATAGATGTGTTCTTCACTCAGCAGCCTAACAGCAAAGATGTACCACTGAACGATAGAGGTGCTCTGATCAAGGCTGAGCACGCTAGAGAGCCTTTTGATTGCCTACTGTCATTTCATGCCAATGCCAATAGCGACAAGTCGGCTAATGGTTATGGCGTTCTATATTGGCACACTTCTACCCTAAGTAAGAAGTTAGCTGAAATATGGAACAAAAACGCTAAGGCTTGTTTCAATATTTCTGCCTGGGGTTCTGGCCTTTGGGAATCTAAGCCTAATCATTGGTCAAACATGTATATTTTGAGAACAACACCAATGCCAGCTATCCTGATGGAGCACTTCTTCTTCACTAATCCCGGAGAATTGGCTAAGTGCAACACGCCTGAGTTTATCGCTATAGCGGCTGAGGTTGCTGTTAAAACGGTTTGTGAGTTTACTGGTGTAGGTTTTAGAAAACCTAGCGACAAACAGCCTGTTGAGCCTAAGCCGGTCGATCCTAAGAATTATTACAGAGTACAGACAGGTGCATTTAAGTACAAGGCCAACGCTGATGCCTACGCAAACGAGATCAAGTCTAAGGGCTTTGACATTTACATGGTTGAAGCTGACGGTTATTACAAGGTGCAGGTCGGAGCTTATGAAATTAAGGCCAATGCTGATGCTATGGAGGCTAAGCTAAAGGCCGCCGGTTATCCTACGTTTATTACAACTAAGGCCGGTAAACCTGCCACTATCAATCCTGCCAATACTGCTCCTGTTAAAACAATAAAAGTCGGCAGTAAAGTTTCTATCGCTAAGGGTGCAAGATCGTACTCAGGCGATAAACTAGCCGCTTTCGTGTATAACAACTTCTATACTGTCATGGAAATAAAAGGGGATAGGGTTGTTGTTGGTCAGGGCGGCGTTGTTACCGCTGCTATAAGATATTCTGATCTTGTTCTGCAAGATTAAGGCATTGCTATCAATACAATAAAATTGCCCGGTTGGTCTTAATTGACTAGCCGGGCTTATTTTTGTCTGCACTATTTTATTGTACTATAGTGCAATTATATTTTAACTACATTTTAACACCTGCGGAGGGAATGTCAAACACGTTGATGTCTTGAGTGTTAACAATATATGTCAAAAGAAATTTTAATAAAGAGGTTGACAATAAAATCAAATAGAGTTAAAGTGTGTTCATTGGATTCGAAAAGACAGCACAAATATAAGGGAAAACAATTTAGAAAATATAGGCATATAGCACACGAAACGTGTGATTGAGATAGAAATGTAGGTTATTTAACAAGTGTTTAATTTATGTGTATATTGCATAAACCGAGGTATACACAAAATACACACCATTCGCTATATAGTGTAGATGCACTGTATATATATTGATCTTAATTCGTACTTTGATAACTAAATATTGCGACAGCGCGGTGAGGCAATCTATGTGTGCCCCGATAATGGGCCGTTGTACGATGGCAGAATAACCTATTGTGATGATAGGCAAAGGCTGCGAAGGGCAGGCGGCGACCGGGAAAATTGATGAGTGGGTTTAAGAACCTTTATCTCTTGATGCCAAAAGTCCGCATAACATTTTTCACAAAGACCAATTGAAAAGACATTCAATGCCTACATTATAGGAGGCTTATTTATATGATGATCGGGCGAATTTGCAAGATTCAAATACTGACCAAGAAAGGACCTAAGGAAACCACAGGCGTATTTCTAGGCAGAGATAAAGATAATCAACTCTGGCTTTTGTGCTTCAGACATAGAGAAGATAAAGAGTATGAAGATAAGATCATGAGCAAGGGTGACAACGGACACGAAGATTTAGAAATAGCCTATACACTTATAAACAAGGGCAATGCCTGGTTCAGTCCAGATGTCGTTGTTCTTAGAGAGTACGGACAGGCAGACGAGAAAGATTTATGCAGGGCAATGATAAACATATATTCTAGCCCTGAAACATGGAAACTAGATCGTTGCCATAAGGCTAAAGAAGTGAACGGAATCAAGTTTTGGCAGAACTTGTGTATTCCTAAGGGTGCACAAGTCATTGGTGGTAAATACGGAAAACTTTAATCAAACAGATAAGGAGAGATCGAGTTGAGCGATAAAAGATATTTGACTGTAAAAGAGTACGCTGATCTTATGCGGATTAGTACAGCGACCGTTTACAGATTGGTGAGGACGAAGCAGATAGTTTTTATACGACAGGGCAGACAAATAAGAATACCTGCCGATTGATACATCTAAGGAGTATGTATTATGGCTGATATAGCAACAGTTACCGGACACAAAGCCAATGGTAGAACAGGTTTTAGATACTGGGAATTAGACGCATATTACGAGAACTGGGCGGCATTGTACGCTTGCATCTTCAACGAGAAACTGTGCGTTGACCAGGCAATCAAAATAATACAGGGAAAGGCAAGGTGATAATCATATGAGCAACGAAATTAGAGAGAATGAAGAAGATTTCAACTTAGTAGACATCGGCAAGAGGATTGAGGTAACTCTCAACGACAATCAAGAGGTTGTTGCCTATGGTAGTCCTGACCTTAGCCTTATTGATATTTCAGTGTTAATAGGCAATTCAATTGCCATTTTCGCTGAAGATATCTCAAATAACAACGGAGATCGGTCGGCAGTTGCATACCTTGAATACATTCGAGTTTGCCAAGAAACTGCGATCAAGAAATACAAGGAGAAAATCAAAGAGGAGGGCAAGAAAAATGCAAGCACCGAGATTTAATGTAAAAAAGACTTGTGAGAACTGCTTTCATGGCGACAAGGATAAACTTCTCTATCCATGCTCTGATTGCGAATCATTCTCACAATGGCAGACCACATATAAGTGCACCGACAATTGTGTTGTGTTTCCAGAGAACGAGGATAAGCCCTTATTCTCGCAAATCAACTCTGATTGGGAAACACAGAGTTTTAGAACGAGAAAACACATGCTTCTGCTTGAGGAATTGAATAAGACTTATTCACAGAAAAATACGGATTATGGCGATTCTTTTCACAAAACATTTACCGAAGAAGGGTTTGCCATGTCAAGGATTAGATTGTCTGACAAGCTAGAAAGATTCAAGACACTTTCCAAAACAAGCGATCAGCAGGTCAAAGATGAATCGATAGTTGATACACTTATGGACCTTGCTAATTATGCCGTTATGACAGTCATGGAGATCGAGAGGTCGAACAGTGATTGACTTTAGCAAACTGGCTGAGGGTGTAGTGTTCGAGGATGAAGGTCATAGGTATTCCCGGAACGGCATAACAATGCAGTCAGTTACACAGATCATTAAACCAATATCTACTATGATATATGGCGGCATTGATGATTATGTTCTTTCGGTTGCTGCTGAACGAGGTACTAAAGTTCATGATGCGATTGAACTACATCGTAAGTACGAGTGGGAAACCGACGATGAAGAAATCAAGAACTATCTTGACGCGTACAAACAGTACGTTCAAGACTATAAGCCGGAATCGTTAGCAACAGAGGCCACGATTAGTCACGACGGATTCAATTATGCAGGCCGAATAGATGCAATAAACAAGTGTGAGGAGGGCATAGAGATAGTCGATTATAAAACTACGGCTATTGCTCATGTGCCGTTGTTCATATTGCAATTGTGCGGCTATTGGCTCGCTTTTGAATCAAAGGGCATTATCCCAACAAAAGCGACCATTGTTCAGCTGCAAAAAACAGCGGAGTATAACGTATTTACATTTGATGCAACAGACATAAAGAAAGCTAGAACAGACTTTATGAGCTGTCTGCAATTATCGACATACAAGGAGAGGTGGAAAATCTAAATGAATAAAATTGTAGCAAAACCGGTATTTGACACTATGGAAATCGGCAAGCTAAAAGCATCGGTTGAGAAGATCGGAGATCAAGCTAAGTCAATAGTTATTAAGGGCGCAGAAGATTATACAGCTGCCGTTCAGTTGACTAAGGCCACAAAGATTGCCTCAAACCAGATAACAAAGTTTTTCAAGCCAGCTAAAGACGAGGCGAACGCGGTCGTTAAGGAAATTAGAGAAGAAGAAAAGAAACTTTTATCTCCCTTGCAATCTGCTGAATCAGACATAAAAACAAAGATACTTGACTATCAGAGAGCCGAACAAGAACGACAGAGAGCCGAACAAGAGATCATTGCTGAACGCAAGCGTAAAGAAGCTGAAAAGCTAATGGAAATGGCAATTGAAGCTGAGAGCGATGGAAACGCCATCGAATCTGCCATCTTACAGGAACAGGCTGTTGAGGTTGAGTTGACACCGGTCGTTACTCAAGACTTTGTGCCGACAGTTGCGGGTGCAAGCGTTAGAAAAACATGGACTGCCGAGATTGAGGACGAGAGCAAAATACCTATTGAGATAAACGGTATGATGATCCGTCCGGTTGACACTAAACTGCTGAACAGTCTTGCATCATCAACCAAAGGAACAATGAAGATTCCAGGCGTGAGATTCTATCAAAAAGAAACACTGGCGATCAGAACAACCTAAACACAAAGGCTTTTTTATGCCCTTTGAATCAACAAAATCATAAATATCGTTTAAGTAATTAAACAGAATCGGTATTTGTGTAAATTTTATTCAACGTTACGAGGTAAGAATTTTGGACAAACAAGATAGAATGTTTTTGTTGCTGAGTGTTATTGCATTGGCCTGTATCGTGGATAGTCCGCTCTGTATGCCGCCTGAGCCTTTGAGTAATGAAATTACATTACTTAGCGATTCAGAGCCGACAGAGAGCCGTGCAGAGCCAAACAGGACTATTGCGGAAACACTAGCTACTCTCACTGAGTTGGAGAGGGATGTTGAAAGGGAGGTATCTAGGCATGATGCCGGAACGGTAATCGAAACTACTGAATTAGAGGAAACGACCGTTGAATCTGTTGTTGAAGATATAAACGATATTGAGTGGCTTGATTTTCAGGCCACTTTTTATATCAAATACGGACCTGGAATGAAAGGTGACGGAATCACATACACAGGAACTATGGCAACAGAGGGCAGAACAATAGCAGTCGATCCTAACGTTATCCCCTTAGGTACAAGGGTTTATATAGACGGTTACGGCGAACGCATAGCAGAAGATACCGGCGGTGCTATCAAGGGCAACAAGATTGATATTTATGTCGATGATGTTTCGAGCATACCGCCAGAGGGAATCATAAGCATACGATTAAGAATTTTGGAGGATAACTAATAACTATGGCAAATAAACTTATTCCAATGAACCAATTTTTACAGCAGCCCCAGGTAAGTAATTACATTGAATCGCTCTTGGGTGAGCGCAAAGGACCTTTCATGGTGGCAATGACCACACTTGCCAATTCATCACCGGCTATAAAAGAGTGCGAGAGAAATAGTTTGCTGTCCGTTGCCCTGACTGCAACAGGATTAGGACTTGAACTTAATCAGAACTTTGGTCAGGCATGGTGTGTGCCTTATAACGACAAGAATACAGGAAGCAAGCTCGCTACATTCCAGATCGGTGTAAATGGCTACAAACAGCTTGCTATGAGAACAGGCCAGTATAAGAAACTAAATGCTGTACCTGTTTATGCTAATCAATTCAAAGGCTACAATGCTCTGACGGAAGAACTCAATGCAGATTTTTCAGTAGACGGGGTCGGCGATCCGGTAGGGTATGTTGCTTTCTTTGAGCTTCTAAACGGCTTTACTAAAACAATTTATTGGTCGAGAGAAAAATGCGAGGCTCATGGCAAGAGGTTTTCTAAGGCATATAACACTTTCTGGACTAAAGATTTTGACGCTATGGCACTTAAAACAGTAGTAAAGCATCTGATAAAGAACTGGGGCATCATGTCAACAGAAATGAATACGGCTATAACAAGAGATCAGGCAAGCATCAGCGTTGACTTTGAAACCGGAGAAGAAACTATCAGTTATATAGATAATCCAGAAAATAGTGAGCCTGAGGAGTTTGCTTCAAAAGAAATGGCTGCCGCTCTGCTTGAAAAATACGGTCCTGCTGCGGTCAAGACAAGCCTAAAAACACTTAGCATACCCGATGTAACTAAAATACCGATGGAACGCTATCAAGAGCTTGTAGACGACCTTGAAGCGCATATGATTTGATGGAGGTTTACCCGATGAAAGTTAAGGTTGGCGATAAGGTACGTTATAACGGCATAGGCGGTTCAAACAAAGAGCTTAAAAAAGGGAATGTGTATGAGGTAATTGCTCTGAGTACTACTATGAAAGATTGGATTTACGTTAGGTCGGATAAAGAATCTATTTATGACGGGTCAAACGCAAGTGAGAAAATTGCTCAACCGTTCACTTATCTAGCTGAAAATCAATATGAGGTCGTTAAAGAAACGCCAATGGCTGAGATCAAGCCGGGCGATAAAGTTAGGTTGACTGACAAGTTTTATGAGCATGAGGCATTCAAAAGCGACAAGCGATACATGAGAAAGCAGATTGCAAGCCTTGCTGGGAGAGAGTTTAAGATAACCGCTATTCTCTTTGGCAGGGCGCATACAGCGACCGACATCAAGTACACGATCCCCATTGAACTACTCGAAAAAGTTGAGGCGTTGCCGAAAAATCCGAAGCCGGGTGATTTATTCAAGGTTATCAACAAAGGCAATGGCTACCATAATTTTGAGCTTGGTGAAGTCGTTGAATTTGTTGAGGTTGATCGATCTGGAATGTATGAACTAAGAGGGTACATCAAGAGAAAAAATGAGGTTGGAAATCAGATATTATACTCGTCAGACCTCGAGCCATACGACGGCAAACACCGCTACACCGACGAGCAAATAGCGGAAGCAGAACAAATCATAGGTAAGATAGTTGCAAGTCTGCCGGACTGGAATAACTACGCATTTTCTACCATTGGTCGCAAAACGGCTGTATATGAAAACGACGACAAATCAAAAGGTGAAGATGCCATGTGCAGAGAAACAGACGAGTACAACAAAACAATTGGGCGAATGATTGCACTTTGTAACCATACAGGCTACAAGCGCCCTGACTGGTTGTAATTTCCTATGAAACATACATTTGATGTGCGTGCGGCAGTCGAATACGGATTAGAGGAAGCAATCGTTTTGGAGAATTTCTACTATTGGATAAAAAAGAACCAAGCGAACGAGAAGCACTTCTATGATGGCCGGTATTGGACATACAATTCTCAAGAAGCACTTTCAGCCTTGTTTCCCTATTGGAACAGGGCTAAGGTACAGAGAATTTTACAAAGATTGTGTGATAAAGGTTTGATGGTAAAAGGCAACTACAATAAGGTCGGATATGACCGTACAACGTGGTATTCCCTTACGGACAAGGCATTGTTCATTTTTGAACAATCCATTGTTCAGAATTGCACAATCCATTGTTCAGATATGAACAATCCATTGTTCAGAAGTGAACAACCTATACCAGATAATAAACCATATATAAACACAGATATAAACACAGATACTTGTGTGTATTCGGCTGCATTTGAGGAATTTTGGAAAGTCTATCCAAGAAAAGTGAATAAAAAAGGTTCTTGGCAAAAGTACGCTACTTGTCTAAGAAAAGGTTATACGGATCAGCAATTGCTTTCTGCGGCTCAAGAGTATGCCTGTGAGTGCGAGGAACAGCAGACCAATGAAGTTTACATCAAACACGCCGCAACGTTTCTAGGACCGTCTGAGGCGTTTGTAGACTATGCTGATAAGGCGGCGGCAAAGGTGGCTCTTGCTGAGAGAATTAGACAGGCAAAAGAATTGGCGGCAAAACAGCGTAAAGAGGAGGAACGCAAGGCCAAGGAAATGTTGGATAAGGGCGATGGGCTTATGATATGGGATATTATAGGCAAAGCCGAAGATGATAGTGATAGCGGAACGGGCGACAGCAACGGAGGGAATGAGTGATGCGGTATTGACTACAGACAGTTATTGCCGACTAAAGAATTAGAAAAAATAATATTAGGCGGCATGATAGCGCAAAGGACTGCGCTTGAAAAAGGAATAGTGGACCTGCTAGAAGAAGATTTTTCCGATGAATCTAGCAGGTCTTTATTTATGCTGATAAAGAAGTTAGCCAAAGAGAATGATAACAAAATTGATTACGGTATGGTTATCGTTGAGGCTAATAAAAACAATGTCAGCTCAAGCTATGTCAGTGAGTGCGATACATTTTATAACGACAAGATATTGTTACAGGATCAGTTAAAAGATAGAATCGGTGATCTTCAGCGTGTGTCTGATCTCAGGTTCGCATATGTTGAGGCAATGTCGCTACTAAAGGACATAAAAGACCAAAAGATAACTGATCAGATATTTGTCGCTAAGAGAATAAAAGAAATAGCTACGGATATAGAAAATAGGCATGACCTGAAGAATCTGGAATACTACGGTGATGATGCTAAGCAGTTGATCAATCGCAGAGTTGCGGCTAGGCGTGGGGCTGTGCTTTTCGGAATGAAAGGTGTAGACGACATTATAGACGGTATGCAAAAAGGGCAGCTGATTATCGTTGCTGCTAGGCCGGGCGTTGGCAAGTCTGCACTGGCACTAATACCCATAGTATCAGTTGCCAGACGAGGCGAGCCGGTCAAAGTTATGTCAATCGAAATGACTAAGGACGAATACGGCGAACGACTGTTAGCCATGATGTCAGGCGTTCCGATTGGCGCTCTGGTAGGCAAACAGCCTATCTCGCAAACTGAATCTATTGATTTGGTAAACGCAATGATAGAACTTTCTAACCTGCCTATTTCTATAGACGATGCTAGCAGAACTATTGATGATGTCGAAAAGGCTTTTATAACCGCTAAGGGGGCTAAGAAACCGATTCGACTAATGGTGATAGACCATTTTGGGCTAATGAAATCTGATCGGTACAGAAAATCTAAATCGGAAGAACTCTCAGAAATATCAAACGAGTTAAAACAGGTGGCCAAGCGGCATGAGGCAACAATAATACTGTTATCTCAGCTTAATCGTGAGCATGACAAGTTTACTAGACCGGCGGCGGGTAATCTGCGTGAAACCGGTTCGCTTGAGCAAGACGCGGATAAGATACTGTTTCTCTGGCTTGATAAGGACGATCCGAAGCTAACGCATTTGGCTGTTGATAAAAACAGACAGGGCGTAGGCTATGGCGAGGTTGAACTTATTTTTGACGGTTCTCGTATGAGGTTTTCTGAGCAAGATGATTATACGGCCGAGAATGGAATATCGGTCGATGATGTGTAGGAGATAATAAATGACATATGAAGAATTTCTTGAAAGCAAGAAAATAAAGATAACGCCAACAGGATTTAATCCGGTATTTATGCCGGATATTTTATTTGACTGGCAAAAAGATGTAGTAACAGTTGCAATTAAAAAGGGCAAGTTTTGTCTGTTCACTGATACTGGCACCGGCAAATCTTTCATGCAGGTTACATTTGCGGAAAACATTCACAGATACACAAATAAACCTGTTTTAATACTTGCTCCGCTCGCCGTAACTGAGCAGACGAAAGAAGAAGGCGCTAAGCTGGGTATATCAGTAAATGTTTGCAGAACTCAAAACGATGTTGTGAACGGCGTAAACATTACCAATTATGATATGTTAGATCATTTTGAACCGTCTGAGTTTGCTGGAATTGTTCTTGATGAAAGCTCAATATTGAAACACTTTACTTCAAAGACAAGGACGCAAATCATAGAATCATTCTCCAACACGCAATATAAACTAGCTTGCTCCGCTACACCGTCACCAAACGACTACATGGAGCTTGGTAATCATGCCGAATTTATGGGCGTTATGACCAGAACAGAAATGCTATCAACCTTCTTCTACCATGACGGTGGCGAAACGTCGAAATGGATATTAAAAGGTCATGCAGAAGATCGTTTTTGGGAATGGATATCTGAATGGGCGATAGCAATTAGAAAACCGTCTGAGATTGGTTATTCAGACGATGGTTACAATCTACCACCGCTAAACATTGAGGAAATCATAGTTGAATCTGAAAATGGCATAACCGAAGATGGACAGTTTATGTTAGTACCTCAATTAGCCTCAACGTTGACGGAAAGAAGAAACGCAAGGCGTGATAGTTTGGAAGATCGTTGCAAAACTGCTGCCGGACTTATGGCAAACGCTCCTGACGATCAATGGTTGTTTTGGTGTGATCTCAATGTCGAATCGGAAATGCTAACTAAATTGACCGACGGCACTGAGGTTAAGGGGTCAGATAATCGTGAGTACAAGTCTAAATCACTTTTAGGATTTTCGCATGGCGAAGTTAAAACGTTAATCAGCAAGCCATCGATAGCAGGATTTGGCATGAATTGGCAAAATTGCCATAACATGGTTTTTGTCGGATTGTCAGACAGCTATGAGAGTATGTATCAGGCTATCAGGCGTTGTTATAGGTTTGGGCAGAAAAAGCCAGTAAACGTCTACATTATTACGTCAGAAGCGGAAGGTGCAGTCAGAGAAAACATAGCAAGAAAAGAGCTGCAAACCGATGAAGTTTTTTCACAATTATCTAAATATTCCAGGGCAACAATAGAAAAAGAGGTCAGACAAACTTATCGGCAGACCGATGATTATAACGCGGTCATAAAGATGGAGGTGCCTAAGTGGTTGAAATCGGCGTAAAAGATCAATTTATTCATGATAGATTTGCAATTTATAACGGAGATTCTACTGAGGTGTTACAAGGAATCCCTGACAATTCTATTCACTTTTCAGTGACATCAATTCCTTTTGCAAGTTTATATACATATTCCAATTCTGAGCGGGATCTTGGTAATTCGAAGAACTATGAAGAATTCAAAAAACATTTTGAGTTTTTAGTAAAAGAATGGGTCAGGGTAATGATGCCAGGCAGACTTATTTCAATTCACTGTATGAACTTGCCTACATCAAAAGAGCGTGACGGTCGAATAGGCCTGAGAGATTTTCGAGGTGACATAATACGCCTGCTCGAAGATTGCGGCATGATTTATCATTCTGAGGTTGTCATTTGGAAAGACCCGGTTATTGCTATGCAAAGAACAAAAGCGTTAGGACTTTTGCACAAACAAATCAAAAAGGATTCCGGCAGATGCAGACAAGGAATACCTGATTACTTGGTCACTTTCAGAAAGCCCGGCGATAATCCTGAGCCAATCACGCATACGAATGAAACTTTTCCGGTATCAATGTGGCAAGAGTACGCAAGCCCTATATGGACTGACATCAATCCATCTGACACGCTCCAATATCGATCTGTTAGAGAGGATAAGGACGAGCGACATATATGTCCGCTACAGCTAACGGTAATCAGGCGAGCAATTGAATTATGGAGCAATCCCAATGATGTTGTATTAGACCCTTTTGTTGGCATTGGTTCTGTTGGCTATGTGGCTCTTGAAGAAGGTCGGCGGCATTTAGGTATAGAGTTAAAAGACAGTTATTTTAAGCAGGCGGTTGCTAATTGCAAGGTTGTTATTGATAGGCCAAGCCAAATGGGAATAGGAGAGTTGTTATGAACACAAAACAACGATGCTTTATTTCAGGTAAAATAACCGGTCAACCGTTCTATAAGATCAAGTTTGCCATAGCGTATATAAGGTTATGGCTTGCAGGTTATCAGCCTGTATCGCCGACTATATTCCCTAAAGGCTGGCAGCATGAAGATTACATCCATGTATGCAAGGCATTGATCGATACCTGTGATGCAGTTTATTTCTTAAAAGACTGGAAATATTCTAAAGGCGCTCGTATTGAGTGGGAATATGCACTAAGTCTTATAAGGGTAGATATGATTATTCAAGGTATGCCCTGCTCAACGGAATACTTGAGATTAAAAACAAAGAAACGGTTAGGGCTAAAAACTAAAAGCGGAGGTATAACAACAACATGACAATATTAGGTGATAACAAGTTGGTTAAAGTTTTAAGAAACAAGTCAAACGCTGACATACCAATAGTATGCAAGATTAACAATGATGTTTTCGTCGATAGCAGCGTTAGTCATTCGCTAGGTGATGTAGTTGACGCTTATATCGATAAAATGGCATACAGCGACCGCTTAGATTTAGGTGAGGAATACGCAGATCATGTATGCGTATTGCAAAGTGATGAAAAGGCTTTTACGAGTTTTTATGAGCGTAGCGAACTGGATTTTGATGCTGCTGAGCGAGAGTGGGAAAATCAAGACTGGTCAAAAGTAATAGTTATCGAAGTGGAGGCATAAAGGCGAGTGAATCTAAAAATTGACAAGATAGATAAAGAAACCAGAAAACAGATTGTTAAAAAATATGTAGATGATAAATTGTCGCTCAAGCAGGTGGGCGACTTTTTTAATGTTTCTGCATACCTGGTTAAGACTGTTTTGCTCTCAGAGGGCAAGGAAGTTAGAACATCTGCTGAAACTTGCAAGATCAATATAAAACCTATTCCAGAAGATTGGCTGGATATGGCAAGGTTGCAAAAGCAAGGATTGAGCTATGAGAAAATAGCAAACTCACATTATTGCTCAGTAACCTGCGTCAAAACAAGGCTTAGAAAAATAAGAGAGAGAGGGATAAAGGTATGAACGCATTAGAAATTTTAGGCTTGCTGTTTATTGCTATTGGTTTTCTAACCGTTCCGACTGTTCTGATGATAATGATGATTGATTATCTGAACACTAAGTCTAATTATTATCGAGATTTGGCGGCAAGGCTGAGGAAAAGAGGTGTTAGTAAATGACACTAAAAGCATTGAAAGAATTGAGAGAATCGGTTGAGGTTGGATTGTACGACGATGAAGCATTGTTGAAACTAATCGACGAGCAGATACGCATGAAAGAGAACAGCTCATACGTGAAACTTGCTAAATGTCCTAAATGTGGGAGAAAGCCAAACAAAGGGTATGAGGTCGGGTTAAGGCGTTCATTTTCTGGGAATGTAATTCATTGTTGCGGAATCAGGACTGTTAGATATAAGCGAGAGCGTGACGCAAGAATCGCATGGAATCGAATAGTAGAGGAGAGGAATAATGAGCAAATCAACTGAAGTGGTTAAATATCTGGGATTAGTTAAAACGGAAAACGGATATGCTTGTGAGAAATGCAAGGGTATAAAGTTTAGACAATCAATTCATCTGGACTATGCAGATCGAGCAGAAACGCATTATGTTTGCCAGAGTTGCGGGAATGTTGTTTGTGTAGCTGTTCCAAGAGAGCAAGAGTGGGGTGAGTAAAATGACCGGCATATGGTGTAAAAACAGATGCTTGGGCGCGTTTGAGAATCAGGCGAAAGCCACGCAGACTGGATACGAGAGATAAACGCTGCCGGTGAAACTGAGTGGACCTGCAGCAAGTGTAATCAAAGGGGTGTCAGCAAGGTGCTACATGCCGATTATGAACTGGAGGTAAAAAAGACATGAAATTATCAATGACAACCGAAGAAATTAAGTCCAGATACAAATCAATGAAGCCGACTCAAGATCGCTTACAGATTCTGGCTGACCTGAACGGCTGCGAGAAGAAAACGATTCAGGCGGTGCTTGACGGACAGGAACCGGACAAGCCGACGCCAGCGCAGGAAGGCCGAAAAAGGTACACGACTTGGACTAAAGCGGAGGAGGAAAGCTTGATAAAAATGGTCAAGATCGGATTTTCGCCAAAAGAAGCATCACAGAAGCTCGGCAGGTCGTCGCAGGGCACGATCCAGAAAGCCGACAAGCTCGGCCATCCGTTCAAAGTCAGGAGAGGGCCGAAGGGGAACTGCGCTGCTGGCGTGTGTACTGTGCCGAAGATTGGCGAGGTTGTTCCGGCGGTGGGCGAAGTTTTAATTGGCAAGCCTGAACCAGACTACGCCGAAACCGTCAGAGCGATCACCGACCAGCTGAACCAGATAATCCAGTACGCCGACAATCTGCGGCAGGAAAACGACCGGCTGACAAGGCAGTTGGCGGCGGTCAGGAAGGCGGTGACGAATGAAGTTAGGTAGTTTATTCGATGGCATAGGTGGTTCGCTTTTATCTGCTACGATGTGCGGTCTTGAGCCTGTGTGGGCGAGTGAAATAGAAGCGTTCCCAATTAAGGTGACAAAACACCATTTCCCCAATGTCAAACATCTTGGCGATATTACAAAAATCAAAGGTGATGAGATTGAGCCAGTAGACATCATTGTTGGTGGTTCGCCTTGCCAAGATTTGAGTGTGGCAGGGAAGAGAGCTGGCATGAAGCACGCAGAACTTGGTGATGAAGAAACAACGAGAAGTGGTCTGTTTATGGAACAGATACGAATAGTAAAGGAGATGCGAAATGCAACAAATAAGCCTCGATACATGGTCTGGGAAAACGTACCAGGAGCATTCTCAAGCAACAACGGAGAGGACTTCCGGGCAGTCCTCGAAGAAACGGCGAGAGTGCCGA